CAGCCGGAGCCGTCGCCGTAACCGATGCTGTCTACAGCCTCAGCAAATCGATCCGCCGCCGTTTTCAACGCTTTACCTCGCCCAGATTTTTCGCCGCCTTGTCCGAGCACGGGATAATCTGGATTGCGTCCGTGATAACCATTTCCGGCACAACCACGGTAAATTTGCAGTCGCTCGGATTCGTCACACCGTCCACCGCCAGCTGCTCCACCGCGCAGGCGCCCTCCCAATACCACAGCTTCCGCACATTCCGCAGCTCGACCTCCTGCCCGTTCCGACCGGCGATCTGGCCGAAGAACACGCCGCTCCGGTCGCCTCGGATGATGTAATACTTGTTTTCCATGTTAATTTCCTCCTTCAAATTTTTGATGAGCACGGGGTTTACTACTTCTTCAGCAAAATCCGAGTTCATTGCGTTTTGTTCAAGGTCGTTCATTGTAGGCCTCCTTTGCGAGTGCTCTTTCCACCGCCTTCTTCTCCAACGGCGAAAGCGGCGCGTCATGCTGGCAATACTGCGCGTTGCGCTCTGCGGCCTTGCTCTGATACGTCGGCGCAGGCGCGGAGCCGCCTCTGTCCTGCTCCTTGGCAAGCCAGCCGTTGACAAACCGGCGGATTCCCGCCTTGGTTTTCCTCCGCGTCGGATTGGCATCCAGCCAACCGGCCATCTTCCGCAGCTCCGCAAGGATATCCACGGCAGGATACAGCGCCGACCACTTGGAAATATCGTCCTCCTCCACCGGGAACAGCGCCCCATCATTCAGCGGCAGCGTCATCACCGGCGGCGTGGAGGCGGATTCCGGCTCCGCGCAGATATCCTTTTCTTTACTTTCCTTTCCTTTACTTTCCTTTACTTTACTTTGTTTCGCGATGTCAACATTTTCGGACAAAATGTTGACATTTTTTGCTCGAATGTCAACATTGGGCAAAATTTGGGCAGCATCAACCAAGAGTATGTTGTAATCGACTTCGAGAACCTTACGGCGGCTGACTGCCTCAAAGTACCGCTTCTGTATCCCCTTGGACGTTAGAACGCGGAACCTCTCATATTTTTCTTTGTCGAACATACCCCTTCTGACAGAAGCCTCTACTATTTCGGAAACGACGCTCCCACCCAGCCCGATCTTGCGGGCGAACAAAAGCGCAACCTCCTCTGTCCATTCAATGTAATAACCCGCCTTGCCGTAAATCTCCTGCAGCAAGTGAACGATTACACCAAATCCTGTCAAGCCAAATTCTGCTTCTATCAGTTCAAACTTCACGTCAAGTGTGACATCGAGCGGAAAGTAATCAATTCCGCTCTTTGTCAATGCCATGGGTTAAACTCCTTCTTGCGGGAGAAGCACGACGGTAATACCACGCGAGAGCAGAAGCTCCGCGACAGCAACCGCGAGATTTTGTGTTAGATTGGGAATGCGGATAACATTCACGTCAACATCTGCAAAGCGGGAGAGGTTTTCGCAGTCTGAAATAAGAACATCAAAAATCATGCTGCATCACCTCAGAACGGAATCTCATCGTCGTCCTCGGCGATCTCGCTGTAAGGCTCTGCACCGGTTGCCTCCGTGGCTGCTCCCTCGCCCTGCGGCTTGCTGTCGCCGAAGTAGATGTTGTCCACAAGGATCTCGGCGCTCTTGCGCCGGTTGCCGTCCTTGTCCGTCCAGCCGCGGATCTGCATCCGCCCGGAAACGATGGCCATCCGTCCCTTGGTGAAGTAGCCGGAAACCAACTCGGCGGTCTTTCGCCAGGCAACGCAGTCGATGAAATCGACCTCCCGGTCTCCGCTCTCGTTTTTGAAATCCCGCTCACAGGCGAGGGTGAAGCTTGCGACGGCGGTGCCGTTCTGCGTGCGGCGCAGCTCCGGATCGCGGACGAGCCGTCCGGCAAGTGTGATATGATTCAGCATGGTGTTTCCTCCTTCTTTCGATTGGCATCATTGATGGCATTTTTGGTGCATTGGTAACAGAGCGCCTGCCCGAACGCCTGACGGCTGTAGCCGACGATCTGGTCAACGGTTTTCTTCGTGCCGGATTTCAGCGTCACGCCGACGATCTCCTTGCCGCAGCAATCGCAAATGAGCGGTGCGGGAGGAGGCGCAGGCGGTGCTTCCGGCTCCTTGGGCGGCTTGGGCTTGTCCGGTTCCGCTGCCGGGAGGGTGTATTTGCTGCGATCCTTGGCAAAGTAGATGTCCGCACTCATACCGAGCGCCTTGCACGCCGTGCCGATGGCATCGGACAGCGCCATCTTGTAGCACTCGTCGTTTGTGTATGGGCCGTTCTTTTCTCTGCTCACGAACGAGGCCCCGCCGAAGCCCGGCACCGGCTCCGACCATGTCCCGTCCGGTTCTCGGTAATACAGATTGACCAGCACGAACGCCCGCTGCTCGTCTCCTGCGCCCTGCTCGATGCGGTAATCCTTGATCTCCAGCTTCCAGCCGATACCGCAGGGACCGAACTGCTCCGTCAGCGCCTTGAATCGCCACATGGGGTTGATGTCCGTGAAGCCCTTCAGCCGTCCGGCATCAATGTTCTTTTGCGCTTCCTTGGGGGTCGTCGAGAAGCGCCCCCAAATTCTCATGTTATCCCTTGTGTCTCTAAACATGTTATCCATTTCCTTCCTCCTCGTCTTCAAATTTCAGCGGGCACTGCGACCCGATGTATTTGCTTGGATATTCCGTCACCGCGTCGTTGAGGGAGCAGCGGCGGGAACTCGGACGGTAAAACCGGCATAGCTCGCAGCAGACGCTGGCGTTGCCCTTCAGGTCGATCGGGAAATACATCTCCACCGTCGCCCTGCCGGTGTAGTATGCGGACACGCCGCTGTCAAGTCTCGGCAGCGGCATCTTGTCCCTCCATAGCCTGCCGGATCATCTGCCGCAGCAGGGCGTTCAGATTCTCGCCGCCCGGCTGGCGCTTGAGCCATGCAAGCATGTCTCCGTCAAGCCAGAGCGTCACGCGGCTTGCGTGGACGCGCTTGCCCGCCTGTTTAACGCGCCCTGTTTGCGCTCTTGCAACGTTCTTCGCGGCGGCGGTAAATTGCACCCCCGTAAATTGCGTTCGCTCTGCAAGCGAAATCGCCGCCTTGGAGATCAGCGGGAAGGCCGGACGCAAAAGCTCGGCAAGCTCTCCCTGCGTCAGGTTCAGTTCGTCACTCAGCCGCATCTCACACCGTCCTTTTCGTGTAGCCGAGGCAGAGCGCGAGATACCCCGGTGTGAACGCGTCCTCTGCATATTCGAGGAAGCATTCGTCATGTACCCTCTCGTCGCCCAGCTCATAGATCACCTCGCCCGGCATCAGCTCGTCGCCGCAGTAAGCACAGCAGCACGGCGGGCAGGCATCGGGATTGATCGGCTTGTCCTCGCCCTCGTGGCGGGGATGCTCATTCAGATATTCTTCCATTGTCATTGTGGCAGCCTCCTAAAATTTCTCTTGCGCAACGCTGCGCGATGTGGTATCATAGGGGCAGTTCTTAGAGCCCCCTTATTTGCGCTCGTCGGTGTTGCCGCGCCGGCGGGCGCTCTCTTTTTGCTCATCGCCGGATGCCGTTCCAGACGGCAAGGACAGCGCATAGCGCCGGAAAGCTCGCGGACAGCGGCGCCTCCGGGCTCCATAGCAGCACCGCCGAGATCGCGCAGAGGGTGGCAAGCATCCCCATCACGCAGGCGCGAACTCTTCTGAAAACGCGGTGCAGCTCCTTCCGGCGGCGGCGCTCGGCCTCAGACAGCCGGGCATCGACCTCGCGGCGCTGCCGTTCCTCGGCGGCGCGGCGGGCATCGGTCTGCCGCTCAAAGTGCCGGAACTCGGTAGCCTCGTCAACGAGCGGCACAAGGGAAGTGCAGTGATTCATGGTTCGATCCTCCTTTTGATTTAAGCAAGCAGACGCAGCATTGCGTCGGATGCGCCGGGGAATTTGTCCAGATGCAGGACGGCGGTCAGCTTTTGCAGCTCGGCGACGGTCAGGTCCTGCGGGGCGGAGCGGCGGCGGGAATAGAGCTGCCGGGAAATTCCGGCAAGGCTGGCCAGCTGCTCCGTCGTCAGCCCGGCAAAGGCGCGGGCGGCGTCAATGTACCGCATCAGCTCCTGCGCGGCAGCCTCCTGCTTTCCGGCCTTGGTCTGGCACCAGTTTACCTTCGGCATTTTCGGTTCACCTCCTCACTTGAGCAGCACGGCGAGAAGCCCGCCGAGCAGCATTGCAAGGCTTGTCCCGACCGAGGCAATGTTCAGCCACAGCAGCAGCTGTGTCCTGCGGGAGAGCAGATCGACCGCGTCGGTCTGCTTCGCCGTCTCATGCAGCAGATCATTGACGTTCATGTCCATGTCGGCAACGACGCTCGTCAGCTTCTCCACGTCCTTTTCCAGTGTGCGGATGGGGTGGCAGGTTGCCTTGCCTTCTTCATTCATTGGTGGGTTCCTCCTGTTCCAAATCCATAATCTCGCAGATCGCCGCAACGATCTTCGGCGCGCGTCGCCTGCCGGACATGATCTTGTACAGATACGATCTGTCGCAGTACAGGCCGGTCCTTTCGGTCACTTGCTTGGCAAGCCACTCCTGCGTTTGACCAAGGTCAATCAGCCGCTTCTTGATCTGCTTGCCGAAATTGTTAAAAGCCAAACAATCACCTCCTGTTTTGTTATTGATTAAAGTACGCGCGTGTGGTACAATTACCCTGTGATACGATAAATAGAAAAGTAGGGGGCGGTATTCCGTGAAAGAAATTTACCTAACAAAACGCCATGCTAAAACCTTGCGCGAGATTTATGCGCTGGGGGAAACCGGTGGTGTGATCGAAAATGTCCCGTCTGAAATAACAGAGCTGGCGAACATGGACCTCGTCGAGCTTGCGCCAATTTCGATTGACGGGACGTTCGATTTTAATCACCACAAATACCATGTCTGCGTTTCGGACGATGGGGAAGCCTACATCCTGAAAACCGATGCCTTGCAGCGAGAACGCCGCAGGGACACGCGGTGGCGCATCATTTCGCTGGCTGTTTCGATTGCGTCGATTCTGATCGCGGCTGCGTCGCTGACAGTGTCTATCATCGTAGCAGCAAAATAGTGAATGCCAAGAACAGAATCGCCATGCCCTGCATTGCAGCGACCGCTTGCAGCAGCCGGAAACGCTTTTCCAGCTTTTTGCATCGGGCGTTAATGTCGCTGACAGCAAAGCAGAATTCCTCGACCTTGTGCCGCGTCGGCTGCCAAAAGTAGCCTTCGCCCTGCGCCTTATAGAACCAGAAGCGTTCACATTCCCGCGCCCGCTTTTCCGCGTCCTCGAAGGTCGCATTCTTTAAATCCTTGAAGCACAGACTATATCTGAAGCTTTCTTCACGACCGGAAGCCATTATTCATCACCTCCTTAAAATAAAATATTGACAAGTACACATCCGTGTGCTATTCTGTTGTTGTGAGGAACAGAATAAGTGAACTGCGTACCCGTTTGTTTACTTGCATTATAGCCAATTGTTTACTTTTCGTCAATAGAAAAGTTACCATTTGAGTACTTTCTCTGTTTTGCACAAATTCAGATGGAGCTTTTTGGTAATGTTTTACAATAAATTTCTTGAGCTTGTTAAACGCGAAAAGCGAACAAAAAAATATGTGCTTGACGAGTTGGGGATACCAAAGGGAACCTGCGACCAATGGCGTCAACGTGGAAGCACGCCAAACGCGGAAACGGTGCAAAAAATCGCTGACTACTTCGGCGTATCGGTGGCGTATCTTCTCGGCAAGGAAGATAAAGAATCTGCTGCCGAAGAAGCCGGAGCGATTCCCAACTTTGAAAAGCTGACCGATGCAAACAAAGAGAAGGTGCGGGAGTATGTTGAATTGCTCTTGACCGCACAAAAATAAGTACCACCAAACATGGAGTGCAGGATTCAGTACCTTATGGCTTTATATTAGTACATAATTTCGTACTTGTCAACACATAAGAGCGTAATTTCGTACTTTCGGCACTTTCTACAATAGGAGCAGCATGAAAATGTGCAACTTGTACGAACAGATTCAGCAGGCCTGCAAGAAGGCTGGTTTGACGGTAAGCGCTATGTGCCTCGCCCTTGGGATGAGCAAAAGCACGATGTCTGACCTGAAGTCAGGCCGGAAGAAAACGCTGTCCTCCGACACAATCGCAAAGATCGCCGAATTTCTGAACGTCACGACTGACGAATTGATTTTCGGTAGAGAGTATAAAGAAGAACCGAATACTGAAAATGCTGTGGCGATTCCAATCTTATACAATCGAATTGAGGAGCTTTGCGCAAAGCAAGGCGTATCTGCATATCGGCTTTGTAAAGACATCGGGATTCGCGGCAGTGTGCTGTCTGACCTGCGGACGGGACGCAAGCAGGGGCTTTCCTCGAAAACCCTTACTTTAATTGCGGAGTACTTCGGTGTTTCCATAGATTATTTACTCGGAAAAGAAGAAGCGGCCACCCCGAAGGATGACCGCAGTGCGAAGGAAGCGCAGGCTATGGAGCTGTTTTCCCGGCTTTCGCCGGAGGAGCAGGAGATTGTGCTGGCGCAGCTGCGAGGGCTGACAGACGGTCGATGAGCGCGGACAGTTCGCAGGGCGTCAATAAGGTGATGCGCTGGGCGAATTCTTCGGTGCTTGTCATCTGATTCCCTTCTTTTCCTTTTCTCGCCGGTGGGCGGCACTCTGATTATATCAGTGCAGGATGCGCGGCGGCTGCTTTTCCGCTCCGGCCTCGGCAGTAATGGCCACCTGCACCGGCTCGCCCTGAACGTAGCGGACGGAGAAGCTGCGCACACCGGAAAGCAGAACGCCGTCCACGTAGATTTTCACCTTGCCGTTTTCGGCAAAGATTTGAATGTTCTGCATGGTGTTACCTCCTTGTACCATCGTAGCGCGGTCACAGATTTAACGTAACACCGTAGGCGGGAAACGTCAATGCTTATTGCTTGCGCTTCCCGCTATCTCTTTCTCATCGTTGAAAATTGCTTGCGCTTTTTGCGCAATGAAAAATCAAACGGAAAAAGAGGGGCTGCAAATTGAAAACGGAAAGCATCATTGACGAAATCATCCAGAAAAGAAACGAGACCGGCATGACGAACCGGCAGATCGTGGAGGCCTCCGGGCTTTCCCGCGGGACGGTCGAGCGCTTTTTCAGGCAAGATCCGACCCAGACGGTGACCATGCTGACGGTCAATGCAATCGCCGAGGCCGTCGGCTACACCATCGAGGGCGAAGCGCCGGACGACGCGCCGCCGGAGCAGCTTGCCGGCTTCTATAAGGAGCGGCTGCGCGTCATGGCTGTCCACTATGAGCGGCGGCTCAGGGAGAAAAACCAATGGCTGCGCGTCATGGCGGTTGCCTGCGGCGCGCTGATGCTGTTCATTCTCGGCATTCTGCTTTACGACGCGCTGTCCCCAAGCACCGGCTGGTTCCGCCAGCAGATGCAAGGCCCAGTCTCCGCCGCCGCGCATATCTCCAGATAATCGAGGTGCCACATGCATATCCCGGAACCGAAACAAAATAAAGACGGCACGTGGCGCATCCAGCTCCGCATCCAAGGTCAGTCCCTCGTCGTGACAGCCGATACCGCAAAGGAATGCAAGCGCCGCGCGGCAATTGCCAAGGGCGAAGCCCAGACCGCCGCCCAGCCCGTCAAAAAATCCGACCTGACCCTGACGCAGGCAATCGACGCATATATAGAAAAGCTGTCACCGGAAACCTCTCCGGCGACAGTGCGTTCGTACCGCTCTATTCAGAAAAATCGATTTCCCGCCGTGATGGGGAAGAAGGTGTGCGACCTTGCGGCCTACGATTGGGAGCAGGAGATCAATAACGCGCTGCGGCAGTATTCCAAGAAAACCGTCAAGAACGCTTGGGGGCTGATCAAAACAGTCCTCGACAAAAACGGTGTGCATATTGACGAAAAGCTCTCAACGGAGAAGCGGACAAAGAAGAAAAAGAAGTATACTTGGCTCGAACCGGACGAGATTACCAAATTCGTCGCCGCAGCGAAGGACGATCCTCTCTGCGTCCCGATGCTGCTTGCCTTGATGTCGATGCGCATCGCGGAAATCGATGCGCTCCGCTGGGAAAACATCCAGCCGGACGCGGATTTCATTCAAACGACAGGAACCCGTGTCATGGATGAAAATAATCAATGGGTGGAACAGGAGGAGCATAAAACAGAGGATTCCGACCGGCAAGTCCCATTGATGATCCCGGAGCTTCGCGCGGCAATCCGGCGCGATTGGCGACCGGAGGGGAAACTGCTGGAGGTTCATCAAATGACGCTGCGCCGCGCGGTGGAGCGCATCTGTGCAAAAGCGGGGGTCAAGCGCGTCACTGTCCACCAGCTCCGCCATAGCTTCGCCTCTCTCTCTGCCCACCTAGGCGTTCCAAAAGAAATATCGCGCGAGATCGGCGGCTGGGCAAACGATAGGGTCATGGACGAAATTTATACCCACGTCGCCCGCACCGACATAGAACGTTATAAGACAAAGATGTGGGAATTCTATAACAGCAATGACAAGTGACTGCTCTCGTAAGCATTCCTGTAAGCAAAATCTTTCCCAGAACCGCTATTTTTTGCTTATAAGCGAAAAGAAATGTTCAATTTTGCAACACGCAAAACCCGCGGAAACCCTTGAAAACAAAGGAAAAGCCTTGAAACTCTGATGTTTCAAGGCTTTCCATTTTGGCGGAGTGAGAGAGATTCGAACAATCTATCATTCGCCAGAAAACCCTTTATTTCCAATGCTTTCACAAATCCGTAAGCATTTTTGTAAGCATTTTCTGGCCTTTCACGATTTCCGATACATCGATTGATATCTCTTTACGCGCTCAGATTTCTCAATCTGTTGATCATGTGAGTACTCATACACCGCCATGATTGCCACCGGCACCTCAAGGCCCTTCTGCCGGTATGATTCCATGTGCCCCAACACACAATCATGCAGCGCCGTCGCGTGGGTCGTCTCCTCGCCGGAAAGCCGTGCAAACAAGCTTGCTGTCTCCGGGTCGGTCGCCCGGTACTCCAGCGCCAGCTTCGCGTAGTCGCAAGCGTCCTGCAGCTCGTCGTCGATGCGCTCCATAAGCAATGTCATTACGTTCATTGTCAACCCTCCCGAATGTAGGCGTACAGGCTGTCCAGCTCGCGCCGCCCGACCTTGATGGTGATCCCGACCAGCGGAATTTTGATCGGCAGCGTCTCCGTCCCAAGGTAGGGAACCGCCGCCTGATACAGCGCGTCCACGTCAACCTCGCCGCTGTCCTTGTCATATACGCCGAGCGCCGAAATCATCGGATGCTCCGCATACTTTTCTATCATCTGCGGCAGCTTTGCCGCCAGAAGCCCGCCGCCGCCACCAACGAGCACCTTGTCCCAGCCGCTCAGGCTCGGAACAACCTCTCGGTCGATGAACTTTGCAAGGCCGGACTGCATCATTTCAATTTTCATCGTAAACCTCCTAAGTGTCGGGGCGGCTACTGCCGCCCCTTTTTGGCCTTAGTTGCTGCAGCACCCGCCGCACTTCGGGAGCGGATTGTAGAGCGTCTGCGCTGTGGTGCCCGTGCCGGTGGTGATGTCGGCGACCATCTTCGGATAAAAGGTCGCGTTCGCATACGTCACGATGCTGTTGTCACCGCAGCAGCGGCGTTCCGCCTCCTGCGCGACCGCACTCATGCACTCCTGCTTGACCGACGCGACATCCTGCCGCACCAGCACAAAGCTGTCCTCGGTGCGCTGGTTGTGGACTGCCTGCTGACCGATCGTGTTGCGAATGTCCTTGAGCTGCCCGTCGATGTACTTGTACATCTCCAGCATCTTCTGATCGCCGTAGGTGTTCGCGTCACGCAGGGCGATTTCGGATTGCAGCTTTGCAATCTGCTCTTGCTGCCCCAGCTCATACCGGCTAACCGGCATATTCTCGCTGCAAGTCGCCGCAGCACGTCCACCGAACAGGCCAAGCCCGCCGTTCAGCAAGCTCAGAGCCGCGCCGCCGATGCCGAAACCAAGCGCCGTACCCGCTACGCCCTTCGAGGCATAGCTCTTCTCAACTTCTACCATGTGTGTATCCTCCGTAAAATTATTTAAGGTGGCCACCTCATGGCTTCAGCATATCGTGTTTCTGCTCCCGCTGTGCCTCATTTGTGCATCACTTCTGCCCATAGAAAAGACCCGTCGTTTTGCACAAATTTCGGGGCGAAAATACGTGCAAATCGACGGGACGAAAAATATTGACTTTTCGCGTTCCGTAAACTACAATTGAATTGTCGGAACACAGAAAGTGAGGTGAAGTAATGGCTCCGAGAACAGGACGACCAAAAGCAGAGAACCCGAAGGACATTGATGTAAAAGTCCGGTTCGACAAAGAATTGCATGAAAAGCTCCTGCAATACTGTCAGGACAACAACATCACGCGAACCGAAGCAATTCGGCGCGGCGTACATCTGCTATTGGCGCAAGAAAAATAGAAGCAACCCGCCCACGACCAAATGCACGGATTGCTTCTTCCCACCAGAGGTTGCCCACTGGATAAATCCATTATATCACAGTTGTCAACCTCCATCAAGTACTATTTGGAGGTATTTTTATGAACGAATATTTTGACACCGCTGCGGAAATGCAGTCGTTTGAAAAAGCAAGCGGGCGGAAGATCACGCCCACAGTCAAGGAAATGATTACCCTTATGGGTGAGCTTATCAACCGCGCCTATGCACAGGGCGTTGCCGACGGCAGAAAGGCGGTGCAGGCATGAACGAGCTATATTTTCTGAAATTGGAGGGATGAATGTGGGGAAACCCGTAGACTTGACTGGATTGAAGTTTGGCAGGCTTACCGTATTGCACGAAACGCGTGTAAACGGGAAAAAACGATGGGTCTGCGCCTGCGATTGTGGTGGAGCAACGACCACGGCAAGCGAAAAACTTGTATCTGGCCGCACAAAATCGTGTGGGTGTTTGCAGCGCGAGCGGACATCACAAGCATCCAGAAAGGATTATACCGGGGTGAGGTTCGGGCGGCTCGTTGCTACGGCGAGAATTTCCGATATTGGGGCTAGGGCTGTATACCGTTGTGCTTGCGACTGTGGGAACATTGTCGAGGTTGCCGGGTCGAACTTGGCTTCCGGCGCAACAAGGAGTTGCGGATGCCTAAGGAAAGAAACCACCGCAAAATTAACCTTTTCGCACGGGGAGGCTGGGACGCGGATTTATCGTTGCTGGCGCAACATGATGGACCGGTGTGAAAACCCGCAGAACAAAGAATATCCTCGTTATGGCGGGCGTGGAGTTTCTGTTTGCAAGGAGTGGCATAACCCAGAATTATTTTTGGAGTGGGCGAAAGAAAGCGGCTACCGTGACGATTTGAGCATTGACCGAATTGACGTTAATGGGGATTATTGTCCCGCCAACTGTAGATGGGCCGACAATTTCACACAAGCGCGTAATAGAACTGATAACGTAACGATAACGTTCGCTGGGAAAACAATGATTTTGACTGACTGGGCAAAAGAAATAGGTGTTCCTGCCGAGAGAATAAGGTATAGGCTGAAGCACGGGTGGTCGGTAAAGGACGCATTGACTAAACCTAAATTAAAGTAGTGGAGCGGAACGCAGACACTCATCACCCCAAAAGGAAGAGAAACTTTCCGCTTGCTCATGATTGGCTGACCCGCAAGATGCCGCCCCGAAGGGCGGCATCTTCTTTAATGTAGAATCTTCTCCGACGCGCGTTCCATCCGGTTCAGAATCTCCGGAATCCTCCGCTGCACCGTCGCCCGGCCGAGATACAGCTCCGCTGCAACGTCCACCTGCGGTCGCCGCTCCACAAAATAGAGCTCCGCGATCCGCTCATTCTCCGCGCCGACGTTTGCCTGCTCGATCACCCGCTGCATTTCTGCCGTTGTCAGCCCGCCGAGGGCAGGGGGGAGGGAAAATCTCGCCTGTGGGCTCATTTCTTCCCGTCCTCCTTCGGCTTGTCCATCAGCGCGATCTGCGCGATCTTCTGCCGCACGGCGTAGGAGTACTCCGTCGTCCGCAGCCAGTTCCAGATGGTTGTGCCGTTCCAATCGTTTGTTTTCTTGCCTTTTGCCGTCACGCGGTACTCCGGAATCGCTTCCAGATACGCCGCATACACCGACGGGTTGATCTCTGCCTTGCGGAAGAACGCAATGCGCCAGTCGTCGTCACGATACACCGCAAATGCGTCCCACTTCTCCTGATCGGAAAGCGGCATTTTCGCAATTGCGCGGATTCTCTGTGCGTCGGAAACCTGCTTCGCGTCGCCGATCGGCTCCAGCTTTCCAACGCCATCCACAACGGTCAGCGCCTTGTCCTTGCCGATGTACTCCGTCAGCTCGTCGTATCGGTCCGTGTCGCCGCGCATCGTCGTAGAGAACGAGCCGTAAGCCTCCAGCACCGCCTTCTTCTGCGCGTCTGTCCATCCCTTGTGGGAAACATAATTGTCGAAGTGCGACATCTTGACGTTTGCCGAAGCGTCCATTTCGTTCAGATCGTCCCGATAGGCCTTTGCTTGGAACACCTCAGAGGCAGGCAGCTTCGCGTCGAACGCCAAATCCAGCAGCTTGTTCTCGCCCTTCTGGTAAACATAGCCGGTCTTGGATTCCGCCTTGGCATACAGCGTCGCCGTTTGGATAACGCTCTGCACCGCCTTTGCCTTTTCCTCATCCGTCATTTCGTTGTAGGTCTGCGATTTGAACAGGTCGGTCAGCATCGCCGTGATCGCCGTCCCGCGCGTGATGGAATACTCCTCGTACTGCTCGGCGGTGAAGCGCACCGTGACCTTCTTCCCGCTCTTGTCCCTGTAGGAATAGGACTTGCCGCCCCAGCGCGGCACGACGTTGATTTCGCTGAGCGTGGGGTCTGCCTGCGTCAGCTCGTAAAGGTATTGCAGCTCGTCCACGACTGGATTCTGTGCCTCCTCGGAGTAATACGCCGGATTGAAGAACGCGTTGAAAATGCGCTCCGCCGTGTCCCCCTTGCCCACCGTGCGCCCCAGCTCGTCCACCATGACCGCCTGATTGTAATCCCAGCCGGGGATTCCCTGCGACCATTTGCCGAGGACGCGCTGCATAATGTCGGGCATCCACGATTCTTCGTCGATGTAGGTGTAGGTTGTTTCCTTGTTCGCCGCCTGCTCTGCCTGCCGGATCAGGGAATTGGAAAGCCCCTGCGTCAGATAGCCGAACACATTGGTAATGACCATATCCGTCAGCGGCGAATCCGACCATTTGATCGTGTCGATGGAACTGTTCAGGCCGGAAAGCATCGACGTTTTAATCATCGGGTCAGTGATGTACAGCAGCGCCTCAATGAAGCCGGGGTCGTTGTTGCGCTCGGAAATGTCGAAGATGTTCGCGCCGATCAGGAACGGCACGGACGACGGCGCCAGCCACGAAATGTCATACCATTTCCCGCCGATTTTGATGGAATAGTCCTGCTTGCCTGCCAGCTCGTCGAGCGCTTTCTCCTTGTCGTCGTCGCCGCCCGCGCCGCGGATCAGCCCGTTCGCCGCCGCGAGGAAGCCTGCGTAGAGAAGCCCCGTGCCGGTCAGTGTTTTTGACGCCGCTTCCACAATGTCATTGCCGCTGATATCAAACCCGGATGTCTTTCCGATGATATCTGCGAACATATTGAGCACGCCGAGCGGGGAGAACTGCTCGATTCTCACGCCAATGTTCGCCGGTGTCTTGCGGAACGCCAGCAACCCACGGGAAAACACCTGCGCTCTGCCCCAGTTGCGGTCAAATCCGCTGAACCATGTGGACACCGCATTCGTGTCGCGGAAGGTCGCCTCCTGCGCCTGCTGGATGGCATAAGCCCGCGCACGGTTCATCAGCTCCGCATCGACATTTTCAAACGTGCTGCTCTTGACCCCGTTTGCGCGAAGGTAGCCGGAAAGCGCCTGTGCATAGGCAAACCGCCCGAAGATCGCGTCGCCCTGCTCCATTGCAAAGCTCGTTGCCTTGTCATATCCGCGCAGCAGCGCCATTCCTGCCTCTGCGGATTTCCGAATCGCCTTTGCCGCAGTGTTGCTGTCCTCTTTTGTTCCCCACTGCCCGTTGAGCTTCCAGATTTGGCGCTTCGCCTCGATTTCTCTTGCGTACTGCCCGCGAAGGTTCTCCTTGAACTTCGTGTCGCCGAGAATTTCGTCCTTGAACTGCGTGTAGTCCTTCCAAGCCTGCCCGAAAAGCATCGGGTCAGCAACAGAAGCAGGGGTAAGCGGGGAAGTGCGCTCGTATTCCGCAACCTTGCCGTCGGTTGCTCGGTTCAAAGCCTTGGAAATGCCGTAAACAGGTGCTTCGACCAGTGCCTTCACGCGGTTCTTTGCGGTGTACAGCAGCGCCGCTCCCGTGTTGGAAACGATGTTCCGAATCTGCGTTTTGAAATTGCCGAGCATATTCAGATACCGCAGCGCCGTCCACTTGTCGTAGAGCGTCGAAGGGATCTGGTCTGCGACGTATTTCTGAATGTCGGAAATGACGGCATCCCGCGCCTTGTCGGTTGTCGCCTCCCGATACGCCTGCCACATCTCTTCCGGAACGACGATTTGCGCAGTTTCCTTGCCGTCCCTGCCGGGGCGTTGTACCGCCTTCCGCAGCGCAGTTTCAACAGTCCTGTCGTTGAAGCCCTGAATTGCCTGCTGCAAGCAGAGCATCCGACCCTCCGGCGTGAGCTGCTTCACAAGCCGCGCCGCCTGTAGCGCCCGGCCGGTATTGCGCATCAGGTCAACCATGGCCGTGTAGAGCCGTGCATACTGCGCTGCCGTCATGTCGCTGTCGCCTGCAACACTCAAAAGGTGTGCCCCTTGTGCGACAAGAGCCTCGGAAACATTCCCACGCTCGACCTGCTGAACGAAACTGACAACCGATGCAGGAATATCCCGTTCAATCAGCGCCTTGGCGTCATCCGACAGTTTTGCCGTGCTGCGCACGCTATCGGAAAGCTCGCCGGAAACGATCAAATCCTGTACCGTATTCAGCCTGCTGTCCGGCACGAGCTTCGATTCCATAATGTGCGCCGCTGCCGTGCTGACCCGCGTCTGTCCGTCCATGCTCTTCGGCACATCCACCACCCGTGCCGGATTCTCGCCCGGCTCGATGGTGCCGTATTCGATGGCTGCATGACTGTACTGGTCAAATCCGCTCCGCGCCGCTCCTACGGAATTTTCACTCGCCAAAGGGTTGACAGCCGCGCCATCCTGTGGTACACTACTATCAGACCGACCTGATGAGCTAAGAGTGGGCCCGGATTGATTTCCGCTCCCACGTGCTGCCAAGGGTCGGTCGCTCTTTATTCCCCAGTGGTAGATTTGGCTTTCATTGCCACGGACACGGTCGCGAACCGCAATTCTGACACCGACAACCTCATCGCCGATTTGCACAGGCGTATAGAAATAGTTCCAGCGATAAACGTCCGGATTCCCGTCATAGTCCGGCGTACTGTAGAGATACCGCGCGTTGTTGAAAATCTCCTCCGATTGGTACAGCATATTGGACTTTGGCTCTGTCAGCCGGACGGTAACCTCGTCAATCGCGGTGGAGTAGATGCGCGCTTCCAACGTGCGCCCATCCACATCAAATTCATAAGTATTCGGTCGAAGGGTTTGCAGGAATGCCCGCAGTTGCCGTTTCAGTTCCCCGATTTTCCCTTTCAGGAGCGCGTTGCGTTCCTGTTTTTTTACGTCCCGAAGGTCGGGATAGTGCTCCGCAACATCCTCGCGGCTTTCGATTTGTACAACCTCGCCGTCCGCGACCATCTGGTCGTGGAGCGCCTGCGTCATCTGCTTCTGCGTGTCGGTATCGCCGTATTCGACCATGCGGAAATTCCCATCGTCTGTAATGTCAACACGGGGCGCGGGCTGCGCTTCCATCCCCGCAGATGCTTGCGCCTGATCAGAAACGTCAGCGCCCTGTGCGTTCACATCTGCTGTTTGCGCGGGTGCTTCCGTCTGCTGCGGATGCTCTGCCCGCCAGCGCTCCACCTGAATGCTCGCCGCCTCCGGCGTAAAGCGCGACGCGTTTGCCGCCCACCAGATACTGAGCTGCTGCATGATCTGCCGCGTCTGCTCGGCGTAGGTTCCGGTGAACGGCTTGTTGCGGATTTCCTCCAACGCCGTCTTTGCCTCCGGATGCACCATGATCGCGTCCGCGCTCTCCTGTGTCGGGGGCAGCGTTTTCCAGTTGATCTCCGCCTCGCCGTATTTCGCCGTGCTCCTTGCCATCCGGTACGACATTTCCGCTTCCCGGAAGGTCTGATTCGCCGCGACGTTGTTGTTTCCGGCCCTCGTGACCGGAACGCCCAGCGCATCCTGTAGCACCGCCGCACCCTTCTCGGTGTTCAGCCGCAGCTTCTGAATGTCGGCATTGCGCACGTTCTCGCCGTTCCAGACACGATAAAGCACCTCCGCCGCCGCACTCGCGCGTTCCTTACTCCATGCTTCGGTTCCTTCGGTGTAGCTCTGCTCGAAGCGCTCCGTGCGAAGTCGCTTTGCCGCCTCCTGTGCCATCTGCGCGACCTGCTCGGCATCCTCTGCCGTAAAAGCGCCCTTGTTGATGCGATCGACTGTCGCATGGTCTGCCCCGGCCTCTTGCAGCATCGCGCGGAATTCCTGCCCGGTCAGGAATTTTTTGTTATCCAGTGCCGCCGCGACCTTTTCGCCCATCGCATGAACAGGGCTACTCTCATCAAAGCTCAGCGCCGCCAACGCAAATTGCGCCTGCGCCGCCTTGATCTGCTCCACCTCGGCCCGCTCATTTTTGAGCGTCGAGCCGGCAGTCGCAAGGTTCGTCGCGCCGGTCAGCAGCAAGACGGAGAGCGTCGTGTCCACGAACTCATCCCAGCCCGGCGCGTCATAGTCCTTCCCGGTCAACATCGTAACGAACAGCGGCTCAAGGTAGTTCTGCAAATGCTCTTCGATTTCTTCGCCAGCGATGCTTGCGCCGTATTTGATCGCCGTGCGTTTGAGCGCACTCGCGACCTTCCCGGCGGCTCGTTCGCCGTATTGCTCCACGCCCCAGCCCTTGATTCCGGGGATGCCGCTCAACGCGAATTGCAGCAGCCCCTCAGACGCACCGACAAGAACGCCATAGCTGCGGGCCTGCCCTTCATTCATGCCCTGCCGCAGGCCCTCCTGATACGCTCCTGCGCCGCTGGTCAGCCATGTTACGCCTGCGCCTACCCCGCCGCTGAGAAGACCCGCCGTTGTCGCGCTTGCCCCAAGCGCTCCGGCCACCGGTGCGACCGGAGCCGCCAGCGCCAGCGCCGGAAGCATCTGGCCGAAACTCGAAGCCGCGTTGATAACGCCCCGCTCGAGCGGCCCGGCGTTCTCTGCGCGGATCGCCGTTTCGTATTCCCACGGCAGCGTAGAAAGCTCCTCGCCGGAAAACCACGCGCCCACATTCCGGGCCGTGCTTCGCAATCCTCGTTGTATCGGATTCCAAAGGTCGTCAATCAGCCAGCCGTTATCCTCCTCCGCATCTGCCGAGCCGTGCCGGTAGTCCAGTGTCGGCTTGAGCGTGTCAAGGAAGGCCATCGCCGGTCCCTTCCCCTCTGTGGCCCAAAGGTAATTGAAGATGTGCCGCTCATCGGCAGTCATGTAGTCGTAGCTTTCCAGACTGTCCCGTTCGCCGGTCCCGTATGCGTAGTGCTTCTTGATGGCATCCTTGCGCCCCTGCATGGCGTTGATGTAGCCGTAAATCGGCTCTTGCATCAATTGGTCGCTCGAAACATTGTTAAAGGTTGCTGCCATATGGTAGCCGAATTGTTCCAAATCGGAGATGCCCTTCGGATTGTGCTTGTAAACGTCCGGCAGCGGACGGGACTTCTCTTTGAAGTCCTCGTTGTTCTTCAGCGAGTAATATTTATAGTAGTCCGCAGCCGCCGAAAACTCCGCAAGCTCCTTCTGCCGCCGTTCGGCGAGCTTCTGCTGCTGCTTTTCCTTGGCAATCTCGCTTTCGAGCCGCGCAACCTCCGCTTCGTCCACCGGCTCCGAGACCCATTCATTCCCGTCGCGCCGGCCCTTCGGGATTCGGGCCTGCTTGAGCTGCGCCTCCAGCTCCTTTTGCCGCTTCGCGGAGGCCTCCATCGTCGTTTGGATGTCCTTCCCCCGCGTGTCGATCGTGAGAACTGCCTCTGCCGCCGCTGCCCGCTTCTCCATGTTGGAAAGCGACCGTTTTTTTGCCTCGATTTGGCTGTCCACTTCCTGCATCTGCTGGACCAGTGCGTTTTTCGCCTGCCATTCGCTATCCGGCATTGCCTTGAGCTGCTGTTCCATCTCGGCTCGCTGCTGCTCCAGCCGCGCGATCTCGCGATTGCCGCGCTCTACGCCGCTGCGGGAGCCCTCAGCAATCTCCTGCGCATTCTTCGCCGTAATCCCCAGCCTGCCCGCGTTGGAAAAGCTGTCAATCACGTCTGTGATCTTCTGCTGCACCGCCTCGCGCTGCTGCCTGTCCTGTTCAAGCGTCAGCCCGCCGTTCGGAACGGGGACGGTCTTGCCCGTAAAGGGATTCGTCGTGCCGAGCTGCCCGCTCGTTAAGTACGACCCGACCCCGTTCAGATAGCTTTCGTACCGGGAAAACTCGTCCTGCCACTGCTTGCGCTCCTGCGGAGTAAACAGCGCGGCGTTTTGCTCCATGTACCGCTTCGTCGCCGAAAGCCGGGAGGAAAGCGCCTGCTGCTTGCGCTGCAAACTCGTCTTGGCCTCGTCGGTCACGACCCTTCCGCCCTGCATCAGCCCGCGCACGTCCTTGTCAAAGCTCGTCAGCCCGCTTGACAGCGCCGAGTAGCCGGAGCCCCAGATCGCGGAGTTTTTGTCCGTCGCGCGTCCGTAGCCGTTGCCGAAGTAGCCGTCATAGGCCTTGAGCTGTGCCTCGTACTCGTCCAGCTCTGCCGTATACTTCTGCAAATCCTCCGCCGTAAAGCTGTCCTTGTAATAGTCGAAGTATTTCCGCTCGTTTGCAATCGCGTCCAGCATCGCCCGCGTCTTCTGCCGGTACTGCGGGTCGATGGCGTTTGCCGTATGCTTATTTTTGAAATAATGCGTCAGACCGCCCGTCAGCGTGTGCGCGTCCTTCCGCAGCGCGTCCATCCCGCTTTTCCGGTACACCTCTTCGTTTGAGGCTGTCGGACGAATCCCCTGCGTTTCCCATAAATACCGCTGCCACGACCGCGAGCTGCCGCTCTGCCCGCTCTGCCGCTGCGCGCTTCTCCGCTGATATTCCGCAAAGCCGTTGTCGCCGGAGCGCGAAGCGCCCGCGGAATTCCCCGCGGGGCCTCGCTGCTCCTGCTCTGCCTTGAATCGCTCCCAACCGTTGCTCATAAGCCCTCCTTAGTTCAGCCGCGTGTCCCGGCCCTTGGAAACAATCCCTCCGTGCTGCCGCCCCGGCGGGATCTCCCCGGTGTAGCCGTTCGGCACATCATCCGTAGCATACGGGTCGATATCGCCCCATACATAATCCCACCCGGTTTGGCCAATGGCGTTTACGCCGCCGTAAAGCTTGATAGCTGCAAGCGCCCGGGCGTTATCTCCTTGCAGGACCAAGTCGCGGATCGCATCAAGCTCCTTCAGAGTGAGGTTGCTCCCGGTAAGCCCACCGGTAGGCGTAGTCTGACCCGTTCTGCCGCCCGAGCCGCGATAGCTCGCCGCGCTGCCAAGATTGGAAAGATACCCCAGCGCCCATTCGTTGATCTGCGCCTGCTGTGCCTTCAAAGCCTCGTCCTGCCGCACCGCCTCCTGATACAGCGCCTGCGCCCGCTGGTAGTCGTTGCTTGCCGCCGCCTCCCGCAGCGCCGCCTCATACTGCTGCTTGTAGGTCGTCCGCTGCTGCTCAATGCCCGCCAGCGCCGCCTGCTGCGCCGTCCGGATCGCCGTCACGTCGCTCTGGAGCTGGTTGCTGCGAGCCAGCGCCGCCTGTCCCTGTGCGCCGCTGGAAAGACCGTAGGCATTCTGCGCCTCTGCCCATGCCTTTTGCGCCTGCTGCGATTCCACCGCTGCGCGGGTCATGTTCTGCTGCGCCGCTTCCTCCGCCTTCTTCGCCTGTGCGTCGAGTGCCTCATTGTACCCGGCGTATTCCTGCTCCAGCCCTGCCTGCTGCGCCTTCAGATTTGCGTCGTACATCTGCCGCAGATACTCGCTCAGATCCGTAACCTGCCCCGGCTGCGTGATGATCTCCCGATACGCGCCGTAAATGCTGCTCGGGTCGTTCGGATTCACCTTTCCCAAGAGGTCGGAGACATAATTGCTCCCGCCGGGAAGATACGATTCGTAAAGGTGGGTCTGGTCATAGCCCAGCCCCTGCCCCTGAATCTTCGCGTTGCGCGCCCTCTCATATTCCGCCGCCGCGCCGTAGTTTCCGGCAGCTACCGCCTCGTTGATCTTCGCCTGGTAGTCCGTGTTCGCGTCGTAGCTTGCCGGTGCGCTCTGCTGCGATGGGCTGCTGACCGGCGAGGCCGAGGCAATGCTTGTCTGCGGTGCGACCGGCTGCGTGGTCAGGCTCGGCGCCCCCGACTGCGGCACGACCGCGTCCAGCGTTCTCCGCTCCTTGTTCTGCGAGGCGTTGTTCCCGTCCTTTGCGGTCTCGTTCGGGTCATTGATCAGTTTTTTCTCGTTTGCCATCGTTTGTCACCTCTCAAAATCCGTAGTAAAGCGGAATGCTCTCAAACTGCGCCGGGCAGGAATTGCCCAGCTTTTGCAGCATCTCCTGAAACTTCTGCTCAAAGAAATCCGCCAGCACGTCGTTTTCTCCCAGCAAAAGGCGGCTTGCAAGGCCGTAGGGGAGAGCGCCCTGTGCCACCGCATCGTCGAGATCGAGCGCGTCGTCCAGCGACGTGATCTCTGCGCAGATGCCGCGTTTGCCGTTCTCCCCGCCGCGGAACGTGTCTGAGCGCGGGAAGCATTCGTGCCGCAGCACGTTGATCAGATTCACGCTCCGCAGCTGATACTCCTTCGTATCCGTCGTCTGTGTCGCGCCGCTCGATTCGTTCTGCTCATCCATCAGATGGATGGCCATGTCAAAAACCTGTTGTCCGGTCGTCATCTCGTCATCTCCTTATCTTCCGCGCCGCAGGCGCTCCTATCCAAGGCTCCCTTGTGTAAAGGGAGCTGTCAGCCGACAGGCTGACTGAGGGATTGCCAACCCGCAGCGGCTCCCTTTACTTCGCATCGCTCGTAAACCGCACTCTCTGGTCAACGGACAGCACCGTCACCGCCCCGTCCGTGCTCTCCGGGATATCATACGGCACGGTCGTCTCTTCTCCTCCGTCGCAGCGGATGATGAGCTTGTAAAACACAAACTTCTTGACCTTGATTTTCAGCCGCCGCGCCCGCGGCACCTCGTAGGTTTCAAACGTGAAGTCGGCAAAATCCGTCTCGTCGAACAGGCCGGTCACGGCGTTCTCCACCGGCTTTTCGGCGTAGCTCGGTCTCCGGTCGCTCCGCGCCGTCAGCCATGCCCGCACGCGCCGCCCCGGCTTCAGTGTCACCCAAATATACGAGCTGTATTTCCGCGTGTTGCTCCGCCCGAAGTCCATGTGCCCGCTCTCCCAGCGGCAGGAGATCGGCCTGCGCTCACATCCCGTGACGGATAGTGAAAGCCCTCCGTCCGTGCTCCCGATTTGCGGGATGTAGTCATACGTGTGCAATTCAGACAGCTCATACAGGCCGTAAACGCCGTTTTCGTCGTCCGAGCCGGCCCGCATTGCCAGAATCATCCTCCCGCCATGCCGCCCCACGGCAAAGACGCTGTAAAAGCCGGTATATTTGAACCAAACGTCCTGTTCATATGCATTGACCAGCACCGTCCCGGCCTCGTCGTTCAAAAAGCAGTAGAACCGGTGTCGCAAATCATCGTCATAGAGGTAAATTTTCGACGCGTTGGCCTCGCGGACGCTGAATTGCACCGGCGCAGAAGCCAGTCTGGCATAGCGCTCGTCCTGATAGTAGCTCGCCGTCTGCTTCCAGTCGTACAGACTGCCCTCGCAGAACGTCCGCGGGAAGTTCTGCACCACACTGACCTGCCCTACAGCGTCCGAGCCGAGCGAACGGTGCATTGCCCTTATGTAAAAGCCCGCCGTGACCGTCCCGTCCGGCAGCGTCAGCGTGTCGTATGCCACCGCATAGCAGCCATCGGGTTTAAACGCCATCAGCCGCCCGTAGTGCCGCTGTAATGCCGTTACCGGGGAAGAAGCATCCCCAATTTTAACCTCGTTCAGCGCCGCAAAATAAGCGCCTGTGACCTCGCCCGAGAGCGTCGGCTCGCTGTAGTAAATAATGTTGTTCTCGCCGCTGTAAACAAAGAGCCGCGAGTCCGTCGCGCCGTTGAACTTTTCAGAGTAGGTGCAGCGCTCAATCCTCCGGCGGTTATTCTCTCGTGGATTCTGGTAGGTGATCTCCACGTTGTTCACGCCCTTTGCCGGTGCCGTCGCCAGCTCTGCCGCGTAGGTGTTCGCCGCCTCGGTGCTGACCTCCGTCCACGTCACCGCCGCGCCGTCCACCGTTACGGACAGAATCAGCGTCTCCCCCTCCTGCCGCTCAATCTGCTCCGGAAGCACGAACCGCTTGCTCGTCCCGTCTGCGGAATACTGCGCCCGCCGCTGGCTCGTCAGCAGGTTCACGCGCTCCAGCGTCGTCCCGCCGCCGCTCGGTGCCGCGCCGGTCACGACCAGCGGGACATACCCTACGACCTCAGAGAATACAAGCTCTCCAAACTTCCACCAGTAAAGATATATCCCCGTCGCAAGATAGTATCGATCCTCAAACGCAAAAAATCGCGGGGCAGTTTTTAGCAGATCATCCCCCACCGTGTTTAGGACAACGGTTCCCAGACCTCCCCACGCAGTTGCTCCTGTCCTCCGATAGTAGACACGGTTGCCGAACACGGCGAATTCAAAGGCCTCGTCGGAATAATACGCGCAGCATTTTAGCCCCCCCGCCGTGTGTCCCTCGATAAAATACGGCACAATGCCCGGCCTCGTTTTCAGGTGAAAGCTCTCCGTCACCTGAAAGTTCTCCATCTCCGGCGAAACGCCGTTTTTCATCTGCGTGTCGCCGTCCGGCGCTTCGTAAAGCCCCAAAAATTTAGAATAGTTCACGTCGGTCTGCTTGACCGACCCTCGAATACTTGCCATTTCATCCGCTCCTTCGTTCCTGTCATTGCGATGTCGCACCTTGTTCAAGGCTCCCCTGTGTAAGGGGAGCTGTCAGCCAACGGCTGACTGAGGGGCTGCCCCCCGCGCCCGCAGGCGCATCCCTACGCAAACAAATAGCTTGCCGTCGGCTTCCCGCCGCGCATCACCTCGTCGTAGTCCTCCTGCCGCTCGTCCTCCTCGCTGTAGTCCTCAAACACGTTCTGTGTGATGGCCGGCATCGTCCGCATCACGGAAAAATACCGCAGCGCGTCGGGCAAGTGCGTGATCTCGTGCGGCTCCTTGGCGCAGTCGGTCGGGTTGGTGTTGTCGTGCTGCAGGGCGGGAATATAGTCAATCAGCCCCTTGCAGTCCTCAAAGATGATCAGCCCCGGCTTTCCGTCCGGCATCGGCTTCATTAGCTCCTTGAGCGCCAGCCAGCCCTGCACGCGGCTGTTTGAGGCTTTTACAATCCCCACGCCGTTCTGCATAAAAATCTCGGCGGCAGTCTTGCCGGTGTCGTTGCGCCGGTTCCACATATCCGGCGGCGCAATGGTGAATTGGATTCGTTCTCTTGCCGTCGTCGTCGCGTTCATCACCTCCGCCGCGCCGGACACGATCAGATCCTTTTCCGCAAACTCGCGATACACCCAGCACCTTCCGGAAAAGTCGATCGCCACCCAGAGACAGGCGAACATATCAAGGCCGTAGTCAAACGCCCGATACTTTGCCCACTCGTCCGGAATCCGGAACGGGGCGCACGTGTGCCAGCCCCGCCGGAATTCTGGGAAGTACGACCCGCCCAGCGCGTCCCAGTCGCCGTAGCGGTGCGCGTTGCGGATGTCCTCCGGCAGCAGCTCCAGCGCCCGCACATAGTCGGGGTTTGCCTCCATCAGGTCAACGTTGTCCTCGACGGTCGCCTTGATAAAGGTGTAGTCCTCCGGGTCTTCGCCCGGATTGAACCGCCCGTCCACAAACAGCCGCTTCACCCAGTGATGCCCCACGCCGCCGGGGTTGCACGTCAGATAGAACCGCTTCGGAATCTCGTTGACACCGCGAAGGCAAGCGCCCATGCCGCGAAATTCCTGCTCTGTGAATTGCGTCGCCTCTTCCATGAAGATCCAGTCGTATTCCTGGCCTTGGTATTTGCCCGCGACTGCTGCGCCGTAGCCCGGCATGTTGCCGAACTTGATGGTCGAGCCGTTGAGAAAGTAGATGATATTCAGCGTCGCGTTGTAGGTTGCCAAGCCCTGCGGCAGCATCGCCAGCATCGGCTCAATAATGGAGTTGCGCAAATCCTCATATTCTCGCCGGATAAACAGAATCTTGATGCCGGGGTATTGCAGCGCTCCGCCCAAGCCCTTGCGCATCGAGCACCATGTCTTGCCGCCGCCTCGTGCGCCGCCGAACGCGGTATACTTCGTTCGCGACGCAAAAAACCGCTTCTGCGCCTCCGAATTCGGCCTGCCCAAATCGATCTGTAATTGACTGCTCTTCGGCTTCACCTTCTGCTTTGCCAAACTATGTCACATCCTTCTTTCCCTCGTGCGTAGGGGCCGATGCCCACATCGGCCCGCCGCTGGCACTTCAATTATCGTTCCGCCGCTGCCTTTGCCGTCGAGCACAGGGTGCATTGCGTCGGCGTATCTCCAAAGCCCGGCAGGCATTTGCCGCACACCCACCGGCCACCGGCCTTATAGATCACCTTCGTCGGCGCAACGACCCGTCCGCAGGCCGCGCAGTGAATCTCATGCTTTTCCTCGTCGTAGATCAGCGCCGCAAACTCATACTCCCGCGTCATGTCCGCGTCCCTCCGTTTCCTCCGGCTCATACGGCAGGGCATTGACCGTGTCCATCAGCTGCTTCGCGTCTCCGTTGCCGCCAAGCCCGCCGTGGTACAGCTCGTGCCAGTGCCGCAGCCTTCTTCTCTGCTCAAACGTTGCGTATCCGAGCGCAATCAGCTCCTTGCCGCGCTCCTCGATCACATACAGCATCAGATACCGCAGCGCCTTGGTCACGTTGTCGCTTCTGTCCTCCTGCGCGTCCTTTCGGCTGTCCTTGTGCTTGCGCCAATACAGCACATACGCCCCGACCGCCGTCAGCCCCGCGCCGAGGATCGTTCCCACGGCGGCAATCAGCGCCACTAAAACCGTTTCACTCATCCGCAGCACTCCTATCCTAAGCCGATCACAATCGTCCCGTCGGAGGCAGTAATCCTTACAACCTTGCATATGTGCGGGTTAGGAGCCTCGTAGAAGTTCTCCCCCGCATCCTTTGTAACATAATCCATGGAAAAGCCGGACCCATCGACAATTGCAAGCGGAGTTGTCGGCGAAACGATGAAAACCATGCCTCCAACTACCGTGTCAATAAGAGTTTCGCTCGTCAGCCCTACTGTTACTTTGTATATATTGCTGCTTTGCTGCGCGATAATAACCGCATCAGAAACAGCGTCTCCCTGCAACTCCACCGCGAGCGTCGTTGTGTTTCCAAGCGTTTCGCCGCTCTCTAACGTCCCGACCACGCCGCCGATATTCACGCCCTTCTTGATGTTCTCGGGAAGCATCGTCGCGGGCTTTTTTACCGTGACCGTCGAGAGGTATTTCGTGCTGCTTCGGGATATCACTTGGTTTCCGTTCGCCATGCTCAGTTCCACCGTTTTCGTTTCCGTCGGGACCGCCGCAACCGTGACATTCCCGGTAACAAACTTCCCGGCCGCGACCACCGTCTGTGCCGATGTGGACGGCGTGACCGTTTTTGCCCCCTGTGTCGAGAGCTGCAACGTTGCCTTTTTGGTCCCCGCAGCAACGTTGCCGGCCTCCTGTGTCGCCTCTGCCGTGACCACGCCGGTCGCGTTGTTGACCGACAGCGACGGTGTTGCCTGCTCTACCGCCTGCTGGCTCTGCTCCGTGTTCTCAACGATAATATTGCCCTCGCAGTACTTCCCGGCGGTGTTCAGCGTCTTTGTCCCGGTCGCCGTCAGTTTGGCAATTTCGTTGCCCTTATACTTGATCGATACGCTCATGATACACCTCCGTCGTAGGTCGGCAGGGATTTCCACGCCGGTGAGCCGTTAGAACCAATCATCAGAGCCTTGCCTTTGTCGCTGGCCGTCCATGTCGGAAGCAGCATTTTTTCCATGCCCAAAAAACTTTGCGTAAGCTCATCCAGCGCCGCCTTGACGTTGACTACGCCGGGAATTATCCCGTTATAGCCAACATCTGCAGCTCCCAAGATCACGTCCGCACTCAACGCCTTGCCGTTGACCGTCCGCGTCTGCGGAACGGCCGCCGCCGCGTTGGCAATATCCGCAATGAAGTCCGCCTCCGACCCTTCATAGCCTCCGCGCACCGCCGCCGCATAGGCGCTTTCGCCGTTTTCGCCCTGCGGTCCCTGCGGCCCGGTAGCGCCCGTGTCGCCCTTCTCGCCTTGCGGACCTTGCGGCCCCTGCGGGCCGGTGTCGCCCTTGTCTCCCTTCGGCCCCTGCGGCCCGGTCTCTCCGGGGTCGCCCTTGTCACCCTTCGGCCCCGGCACGCCCGGCTGTTCCGAAAGCGCGTCCAGCGCCGCCTTGACGTTGGCTGCGTCGGGAATTGCCCCGGCGTAGTCAATGCTTGCAGCGTCCAGCGTCACATCAGCGTCCAGCGGCTTGCCGTTGACCTTTCGCGTGGTGGGGACCTTTCTGCCCATCTCCGCGTTCAGCGATTTCAGCTCCGTCTTTACCGTGCCTTCTATCGTCACCCCGCCGACGGTCTTGCTGTACCCGACATCCTCTGCCGCAAGCGCAATATCGGCGTCCAGCGTTTTCCCGGCCACCCTCCGCGTTTTCGGGACGGCCTTGCTCACGTCGATTGCCAGCTCATCCAGAAGATACTGCGTCGTCCTCTTCAACTGGTCCGGGCCAAATGCCGGCACGTCCTCTGCGCTCACTGTCACGTCCGCGCTCAGCGCTTGCCCGTTCACCTTCCGCGTCTCCGGCACGGCGCCAAGCGCATCCAGCGTAATCGCGCCGTCCAGCGCCGGGATCAGCACCTCGTTCAGAAACCTCTTAATGTCCTCCGGTGCTTTGTCGAATTTGGCCTTCAATTCGTCTGCGGTCAGGCCGTTCACCGCGTTTGGCCGCGTGTCCAGCTTTGAGATGTTGTCCACAGCCGCTGTCATTTTCGGTAAGCTCATTTACGTCCCTCCATTGGCGATTGCCCGCTGCAGCGCGCCGTTTCCGGCGCCGGGGCGAATCGGTAAGTCTTCCGGAGCCTGCTCCGGCTGCATCGGCGCCATCTGCGCCATCTGTGCCATGGTCTGCTGCTGCTTTGCCCAGTCCAGCAGCTCCTGCCGCTTGGAAACGTACCCGCTCGGCACGCGCTCCAGATACTCCACCAGCCCAATCTTGCCCTGCATCAGCAGATTGTCCAGCGTCTGCATCGACGCGATCTCCGACCAGTACGACGACGCGCCAACGTCCGTCCGTACCGCCGTCGGGAAGTCCTTCAGCGTAGAGAAGTCAAACTCCTGCATAAACGTCATGTCGTCCAGCGGAATCCCGAACGGCTGCTCCGCCGCCTCCTCCAAGCCCTTCAGCTCCACGACCCGCGTGCCGTAGAACGCCCGCATCTGGTCAAGGTGGATTTTGCACAGATCCTCGATGGATTGATAAAGATTCTGCTTCGTCAGCTCCAAGGGCGTGTTCGCCGCTCGCTGCAATGCAACGATAGCCGACGTGTTGTCGGGTCTTGCATCGCCCATCGCAACATCGGATGCCCCCAGGAAATTCTGCGTGTAGTCAATGGCCAGCTCGATAAACTGTGCAATCTGCGGCGAAATCTGCGCCGGGTCCATAATCTTCGCAATGTTCGTCACGTCGCCGCCGTTGACGGCAATCGCCGCGCCGACGCGGGAATCCCAGCCGCCGGGCAGCCGTGTTTTGTCGTAGATGATCTTCGGATACGCCGTTGTCATCAGGGAGATCATCGTCATTGCAAACAGGCGGTTGATGAACACCTGATTTGGGATCAGCCCCGTAATGGAGGCCTGTCCGTGCATGGAATCCTGAATGTAATCCCAGCACAGCCACGTCACCGGGTACAGCGTCAGCTTGGTATCCGTGTCCTTGGAGATCACCACGTCGTGAGTGCATTCGAATTTATGGATACGCTTGGTCTCCCGGTCGCGCCACAGATACAGCAGCGTCGTCACGCGCCGGTCGTTCAGACTGTCCATCTCGGAATAGAAGCTGTCCTCGTCCGGCTTGATGTTTTCGATCTCTGCCTCCGAGCAGCCGTTTTCCTCTGCCATCCACTGCACATCCTCCAGCGGCAGGCGGCGGGAGAAGATGATGTACGGCTGACTCTGCACGTCGCGGGAATTCGGGTTGCCGAAGTGGACGCGCGTGTTTTCGATGATCTCCGTCACGATCTCGCCGGGCACGTCCTGCCCGTTGGGAACGTCCGTGTCAAAATAGGTGTAGGTGCAGCTGTCGCCGTCCACCGCTGCGTTTCTTGCGTACACGCGCAGCAGCGCGGGGATCTTGTTCCGCTCAAACACCATGGAAAGCTGGTCGTTCACCATCGCCGCGATCCGCTCAAGCTCCAGCTTGCTGCGATCCTTCGTCGCCACCAGCGGCGTCACGCGCGCGGCGATATTGTCGCTTGTGATCGTCGCAACCTGGAACATCGTCACGCGCTTCATGAAGTTGAATACCGGCGTCGGAAGCCCGTTTGCCTGAACGCCCTCCCATTGCTTGCCGATAAAGAAATTTTCGTTTTCCTGCACCGTGTCGTAAAGCCCAAGCTGCTGCTTGAACTCCACGCCGCGGTTATATTTCTTCCAGACGGATTCTACCGTCGGCTTCTTATTCTTCGTCATCGTCCGTCACCTCCGGTTTCCGCTGCCTGCCGTGGTAGGACAGGATGTTATACACGCCCGCATTGAACGCGTCGATCTGCTCCTTTGCCTTGCGGGCGGTGGAATCGTCCGGCAAAATCGCCTCGTCCACCTGCTTGTGCAGCGTTTCAACCTCTTTGCGCAGCGCAACGACCTCCTCCCGCAGCCCGTCCAGCTCGGTCGATTCCTCCAGCCTTCCGATGCGGTCGTCATAGCCCGTTTCCAGCTCTAAAAGCTGCTGCGTCATGTCGGCGCTCTGCCTCCGCTGTGCCAGCTCCAGTCTGGCCAGCTTCCCCGCGAGATAGACAATTGCCAGAAGCAGCAGCCCCATCACGCATAAAAGAATGTTGATTGCCATAATTCACCTCATTTGGAAATAGCCCCGGATTGCTCCGGGGCTATCAGATTTAAGAGTTCTTCGCTTCCGCAACGCCGGACTGGAACATGCCGTTCTTCTTCGCTGCCGCGCGAACGGTCGCGCCGGCGGCAATGGTCGGCTTGCTCTCAGCGTTGTAGACCAGCGCGTGCTTGCTGTAGCGCGGGTCGCCGCCGTCGGTGGTATACACGATCGTCGCGCCGGAGGTCGTGCTGGCCATCGTCGCCACGTTCGCCGCGAAGGTGATGGTCGGGGTCGCAACCGCCGTGCCGCTCTTGACCTTGAGTGCGATACCCTCAGCCTTCGTGCCGCGCACGAACGCGTCGTAAATGACGCGCATCTCGACCACGTCGCCGTCAATGCCGCGCTGCTCGGTCAGCACGCGCAGCTTCTGGAGCTTCACGGGGCTGATGGCAGCGCCCTTGTAGACCTCCATGAGATACACGCCGGTCGGCATCCAGGAGGGCGGGACACACTTGACCGCGACCTTGCCGAACAGCGTGCCGACGGTCTTCTTGCCCAGCGCCTTGATGAGCAGCGCGTCGGCCTTCTGGAACTCGTCGGAAAGCAGGAACAGCTTGTAGTACGTGGACGGCACGTAGAAGAAGCGGCCTTCCTCAGGAACGCCGGCATCGTCCATCGCGATATCCATGCCGAGCATCGTCTCGATGATGTTGCTCTTGGTCGGAGCGGCGGTCATTTCCTCCACCACACCGGCACCGTCCGCCCACTTCTGAATGCGGTACTTGTCGATCATCGGGGTGTAGACCTGACGCCACTGCTCCTTCAGGGTCTGGCCGGCCTGCTTCTGGTTGTACTGTTCCTTCTGGTTGCCTTCGTCGATCGACCACGTGGACGACTTGTCCTGCGTCATGACGAACTCCTGTTCGTAGTCGTCCAGCTCGTTTACGGTGCCGAAGCGGTTGTCGCCGCTGCGGACGTAGTCGTTGACCGGCGCAAGGCCGTTGTGGGAAACCGTCACGGATTTCACGCCGTGGAATTCGACGTCCAGCTCCTTCGAGAAGCAAGCCTCCGTCACGGAATCATGTGCGAAGCGCGTTTCAATGCCCTTCGCGTAGTTGTGCTTCAAATTGATAACTGCCATAAATCATTCTCCTTCGTCTTATCCCGATATCTGAGCTGTAGGGGGCGGCGTCCTCGACGCCCCGGCTCCCTCTGGGAGGGAGCTGTCAGCCGACAGGCTGACTGAGGGAGAGAACCCCGCGCCCGCAGGCGCACCTTATCGGGAACAAACAAAGGGCATGGCATCAGTCGTCCGAGAGAAGCGCCGCCAGCAGCGGGTCGCGCTTGCCCGACACACTGCCGGCGCTTTTCTGGCTGCCGGTCGTGCGCCGTTTGTTGCTGGCCTTCTGCTTGTCGGCTTCGATCTGCTTGCGTAGCGCAGCATTGTCCGCTTCCAGCTTTCGCCGCTGCATCTTCTCATAGGCGCGGGTCAGGTTCCCCGTCGCCTTGAGGTCGTCGCCAAGCTCTTTGAGCAGCGCCTCGTCGACCTTCACGTCCGGATATTCCTTCTGGAAAGCCTCAAGGTCAGCCTTGGCCTTTCGGCTGCTCTCGTCCTGCTCGGTCTGCCGCTGCGCATTGGCAGCTAACTGCCGTTCCAGACGAGCCGCGCGGATTTTCTCCCGCGCAAGGTCTGCGCTGTCGCCCTTGCCGATCAGTGTGCTGATCCGCAGGTCGTCCAGCACGTCGTTCAGGCTGGTCTTGCCCGATTCCTTCAGATAGGCCGTCAGCTCCTCGATCTGTGCCTCATGCTCGGCCTTAAACGCCCGCAGCGCATCGGCTTCCTCGCGCAAGGCGTGAAGCGCTTGCTTCGTGCGGTCGTAATCCATGCCCTTTTGTGCATATCGGATGACTTCCTCTCTGGTCAGCTCCTTGGTTTCGTCGAGCCACTTCACGGGGAATTTCTCTCCGTCGTCCGCAGCACCGTCATCGCCCTGCGGCTCCCCGCCGTCGTCCTCTCCGTCCTCGTCGCCGTCCTCGTCAGCGCCGTCGTCCTCTGCGCTGTCGTCCGTTTCGTCCTCCCCGTCGTCCGGCTCGTCGCCGTCTTCCAGGTCGTCCGTATCTTCCAATTCTTCGGTCTCAGACAAATCAATGTCTCTCTCGTTGTCGTCAGCTACGTAGAACATGCGTTCTCCTTTCCCCGCTATGGTCGGCGGGAGATAAATTCAACAGGTATGGTCGCCTGTCATTTACAAATTTGCCTCTCGCACAAGAGGCCCTTCCTCTCCGTAGGGCGGGCTGCCCTCAGCCCGCCACCCACGGCCCCACGATTCTTACTTGCCCTTGCAGCAGCCCACGGAATCGGCGTACCGCTTGTTGATGATCAGCATCCGGATCATGTCCTCGGTCAAATTCAGGTTGCCGTTCTCGTCGCCGCGCAGCACGTTTGCGTCCACCAGCTCCTGAATCTCCGGCTGCGCCCACACGGGCATCTCTTCGACCTTCTGATAGCGAACCATATTTTCCTCCTCCATTTTCTCCGCGACATCCGCGCGGAATTTGTCCATTGTGTAGCCCAGCCCCAGTGCGTCCCACAGATGCTCCGGGTCGCCGTGGTTGCTGCCGAGGCCTCTCGCGTGGCACTCCTTGTGCGACAGAATCACGCCGTCCTCCAGCGGATTCCAGCCGTTTTCGGCGCAGAGCTGCGCAAACAGCTCCACCGCCACACCATAGGTCGCCTTGACAAACGCGGTCGCCTTGGCGTAGTCGTTGATGTGCACCTTGTAGCCGTTCTTCGCGTCGTACCGGATGCAATCCGGCTCCGTCATCTCCACGCCGACATGCGTGTTGTTCGCGCTGCCGCCAACGTGCCATGCTCGGTAGTTCCACGGCATCGTCTGTACCACCAGTCCGTCCGCCTGCAAAACGGCTTGGACGGATGCCTCTGCGTTGGAGCGGTTGAAGTTGTTGGCAATCAGCTGCGCCGACGGCTGCGGGCATCCGATGCTGTGCAGGACGCCACCCTTCGCGCCGTACTTTTGAAAATCGGTATACCGGTAATCCTGCTGGACCTCATTGGCATAGTAGCTCGGATTCTTGGTGATAAACCGCTGAATGATCTCCATCGGTTACGCCTCCTTGCATTCCGGCAGACCGGCAACGCTCGTCAGCAAACTCACCACGCCGGCAAGGCCCGCAGCCGATACCACCGTCAGCCAATTGACTTCCGAGATCAACGCGCTCGCTCCGATCACGCCGACCGCCGTCTGCGCCACGGTTTTGATCGCTCGCACCGCCGCAGCCTTCGCCCACTTCTTCCAGTTCTTCATGTCGCTCCATCCTTTCCGGCTTTCGCCTGTCGTTTTTGCAAGCCGCCTATTTGTGAGACCCCGGACGGCAGGGGACGATTAACAGTATTCGTTGCCGGATTTTCACCGGCACGGATTGTTCCAGCCCAGACGCTCGGCCGTCTCGCAGCTCTCAAAAGCGCCATCCGTCGTGGGGCGTATAAGAAAGGAGGCCATGCAACCCGCACACCGGATTCGAACCGGTCGCCCTTCGGCTCTGCCAAAGCCGCACCACTGCTGCGGGATGTTTTATTATTTTTTCGCCGCCCTCTTTTCAAGACCCTGCCGCCTGTTTTTCCGCTGCCCCTGTCTCAGCAGGGGAGAGGGGACAGGATGGGGACAGGATGGGGATGTGGCATATCTCTATACCCGAACGCAGAACGCACCCCCTGTTTTTCCGCTACCCCCTATATCGGAACTCAGAACGCAACCGCAGCATCCAACCAGCCGCCCCGACCACACAGCGCAGCCTTGCTATCGCCCTGCAGCAGCCCAGCACAGCCGCCCCGGCGATTGCCTTTGCCCCGCGCACACCGCAATCCACAATTTGCAAGCAATCCTGCACAACTTTCGTCCAACGCAACAAAAATATAATTTTGTTCCGTTCAAGAGCCAAAAATGAATGCAGAACGCCCGCGAATGCTGCCAGTCTGCAACATTTCCGCAAGTTCTCCTGCAATTTGCAATTGTGTCCACGTCCGGCGCACATTGCGCGTTTTAATGTTCGCGCGCGCGAATCAAATTAACCGAACGGATTCTCCACGCCTCCGAAGTCTCCGACCAGCTTCACGGATATCTCGCCGGAGGAAGCCTGTTCGACCTTTTCCACGAGCGCGCAGCCGTCGAAGTTCTGCTTCTGGTTGAACAGCGCCTTGCCGGAGCAATTGCCGCTCCAGCCGGGAGCGGTGCTATACTGACCGCGAATATAGGTCGCCAGACGCCGCAGTTCCTCCGCCGCCTCTCCATATTTTGCAGCCTCCTGCTCCAGCGTCAGCCCAGAATTGCCCTTGCTCTTTTCAGCCTCCGCCACAATTCCCGCATCAGCTGCTCGGCCATCCGTTGGCGCTTTGCCCTTGCCGCCATACTTGATAATCGCAGAAATTGCCGTGTCAGTCTCGCCGATCCAGCCGCAGAAGTGCCAGAAATCGGGCCGTTTGATCTGCCCCGCCTCGCAAAACTGCTTGTAGTCCTTGCAAGCCTGAACGAGCTGCTTTTCAGAAATCCGCAGCAGCGCCATGAAAAATCACCCCTCACACCGTTGGTTTTGATATAGGACGAGAAAATAAATGCATTTATTTTCTCGTCTTATATCAAAACTAAGCCTGTCAATATGATACCAAATCCCCACCGAAAGTAAATAGCACGTAACATAAAAACGATATAAAGAAAACCCCCGTCAAGCCTTGGTATTACAGGGCTGACGAGGGATTGAATTTTGCAACAAATTGCATAGATTCCCTCGTTATGGTATAGGTTGTATCAACGTAACGAGGGAATTCAAAAAATTATGAAAAAGGGCTTGACATACTCTGACGAGTATGCTATGATAAGCGTGCAAGGGGCGAGGCGGTCAGCTACACCACCGAATAGGGGGTGAGCAAATGCCGATTACACTGACGTTTCATATCTTCGGGTATACAGTGACTATCAGGGTAAAACGCAGAAACCGCCACTCTGCACAGTGACGGTTTCTTGACAAAGTAAAAAGAACCTACCACTCAGAGCTGACCGCCTAGAAAGGAGGTATAAGCCCCTTGCCTTCGTATTATAACCCGAAAGGAGCGAAAAGTCAATCGAAAACGCAGAAAAAGTGAAGCGCAAGACGCACACCAGCACGGAGGTCAAGCGTAGATACAACGCAAAAACTTACACAAGGATTGCGCTTGATGTCAGAAACGAAACCGCGACTGCGTACAAGGCGAAATGCGATAAACTCGGAATACCGTACAGCGCACCGCTACACAAAGCAATCAAAGAATTTCTTGCAGAAGAATAACAACGGCGACCGCTTCCACCCTTCCACAAGCGAAGCGACCGCCGCCCACATCCACAACAAAAACTACGTCAAAACGCATCCCGGCATCGTCGCGAATATGGACATAGAGCGCAGCCAATGGGAACGATAGCAAATTACCCCACCCGCCGCCAAACGCACGGCAGAGCGCAAAACTCGGCGTTAAAACGCAACAAAAATCGCACGGAGTGCATTCTCCGTGCGATTCGTGCGTTTATTCGTACGTTTCTGTGTCCTCGGTGATGTATACCTGAATAAAGGCGCGGGAGCCGTACCGCTTGACAACGCGGGCGTCGGTGATCTGGCAATCGTCGCCGTAGGCAATGTGATTGAGCGCATCGCATATGATCTTCCCGAGGTTGTCGTAATCTGGCTTCTTCGTCGGCTTGATCTCGCCAGACAGCTTCTTTTTGCGCTTGACCCTGCTGTCCGAGGCCGGAACGGGAAAGAACGCGAAGATGTACGCCTTCAGCGGCGTGCCGGGGGGGAAGAAGCCGTCGAAGCCCTCGCGGCAGCATTCCCTAACCCACATTTCATAGTTCGCGGTTTTTGCCGGTGTGTAGGTTCTGCCGGATTGCGAGTTGAAGCGTGGCCTGCCCTTGCCGACCGGCTCGCCGGGAATGCAGAACGCGGCGATCATTCCGGCTCCTCCTGCAAGAAATCGGCCAGCCCCGGCTGATAGTCATACGACGGCGGGATATACTGCCCGATGTCGTCGTCCGTCTTCGGGCCGTCGGACTTCTTGCCGACAAAATAGCATTTCGTTACGTTGAATTGATGCTGCCGCCGCCGTTTGCCGTCGCGGTCGGTGAAGTCCTTCGTCTCCAGCCGCCCGACCAACAGCGCCTGCTTGCCCTTTGGAAAGTATTTGCACAGATTGACGGCGGTCATGTCCCATGCAATGAAATCGATGAAATCAACGGGGCGCTCGCCGGTTCCGGAATTGAGATAGTCGCGCTCCGTGGCGATGGTCCCGCGGCAGAACTTATTGCCGTATTTTACGGGGACCATCTGCGGATCTTTGCACATGATTCCATGCAGTGCAACGATGTTGAACATAATCTTGCTCCTTTCAGCACGGGATTCCGTGCTTTCGTAATTCCTTTTTCCGTTCCTCCTGGAATTCCCATTGCCGCAGCACGTGGTCAATGTCGCGCTCCAGGCGGAGATTGCGCTGGCCGGAGAGAACGCGGGAGATTTGCGACGGGGAATAATTGCAGCAGTCTGCAAGATCGCGCTGTGTTTTGTGCAGCGCCTCCAGCCGCAGCTTGACGCGCATCCCCCAAGTCATTTTCACACAGCCTCACCTCCCGTATTTTACTTCCTTGAGCCACGGATACCGCTTAGCAAACGGATCGAGGCCATCGCCGAAGATTTCGCCCAAGCGCCGATCAAGCACCTCCTGCCAGTAGTCCTGCTCCGGATTGGCATAGAACGCGGCGTTGAATGTCTTTTCCAGTTCGAGCATTCTTTCGAGAATTTTGCGGATTTTCTTCTCCCCGAGTGCCTTCCCCATCACCTCCGGATCGTTGAGCGCAATCGCCAGCAAATCCGCCGTTTTCTGCACCCCGAAGTCCTGCCCGATCTTCAGGTACGTTTCTCTCGCCAGCGCCACCTTCTGCGCATATCCGTTCTTCGCCATCAATCCGCCTCCCATGGTATTTTCACTCGTGACGGCTTGTCCGTTACCGCCCTGCTGCAATAGTCCTCCGGCGTGATCGTGCCGCCGTACTCGTCGCACCAGCAAACGCCGTATGCGTTCTGCCGGAAGTTCCCGCAATCCTTGCACCGCACCACCCGAACTGGAGCAATAGCCGGTTCTTGCTGCAAGAGCAATTTCAAGGACTCGTAGTCCCTATCGCTAGAGCCGACCGATGGAACACAGTGGCATCGCTTGATTTCTCTGGCAAGAAACGCATCCGCATCAATCACCCGCATTATCATCACCGTCCTTTCCGTCCATCGTC